GAATTATTACCCGACGACGTCATCGATCCCTTAGGCTCTAAGCTTTATACCGATTATTCCGATTATAAAATGTCCAGACGCGACTGGGAAAAAGCCTACACCAGCGGCCTGGATCTTTTAGGATTCAACTATGAAGACCGAACCGAGCCTTTCAAAGGCGCCAGCGGTGCCTCGCACCCGGTGCTCGCGGAAGCAGTCACGCAATTTCAATCGTTGGCTTATAAAGAACTGCTCCCGGCTCAAGGACCGGTACGAACGCAGATCGTGGGACTTCAGTCTCCCGACAAGGAGCAGCAGGCGATCCGGGTTAAAGAATATATGAATTATCAAATTTGCAGCGTCATGAAAGAATACGAAGCCGAGTTCGACCAGATGCTGTTCTACCTGCCACTCGCAGGATCGGCTTTTAAAAAGATTTACTACGATGAAATTATGCAGCGGGCGGTATCCAAATTTGTGCCCGCCGACGATTTAGTGGTCCCGTATACGGCTACCTCATTAGACGATGCGGAAACCATTGTTCATGTCGTTCGTATGTCAGAAAACGAACTAAGAAAACAACAAGTAGGAGGATTCTACCGCGACATCGAGGTGAATCCTTCTTACGTGAATGAATCCGAACTGGAACAAAAGGAACGAGGACTGGAAGGCGCGAACAAGGGACGCGACGACCGTATGTTCACCTTGCTCGAATGCCACGTCAACTTGGACTTGGAGGGTTTTGAAGACGCTTCTCCGGAAGGAGAATTAACAGGCATTAAGTTGCCTTACATTGTCACTTTGGAAGAAGGCACAAGAAAAATATTATCCATTCGAAGAAATTACGAAGCGGGGG